GTCTTGCGCGTCACATGCTCGACAAACGGGCTATCTTGCAAACTTCCCCGACACTTGCGCGATACCCGGATTTCTTCCGTCGGCACAGCTTCTAGCACCACCTTGCCGAGCTTGCGCGTGATCTTCAGCTCAATGTCATAGACCGAGATAGGGCCTTGCAGTCCCATCACTTGGCGTTCTTCCTGCCCGGTTATTTCGACCTTTGCTTCATCAGCCTGCAGGTCTTGCATCAGCTTTTGAACTTCCTCGATCACCAAGCCCTTGTACTTGGGCTCCTCGATCTTCTCAGTCTCTTCCCACCAGTGTTTGACGTAACCGTTCTTGAGTAGCAGCGTGTCCTTGATAGCGTCGTGCAGGACAAGCCAGCCGGCGTTGTCCTTCATGATCACCTGATTGACATAGTCCGTCTCGATCTCGGCTTGCTGTTCGTCTTCCTCCGACACCGGATCGAACTCAGCCACTGAGCCCGATTGCGTGAAGATACGCATGATTGCCGGCATCGCCCAGTCCACCGCCTCGGAAAGATCACGCGACACGATGGCGCTGCGCCCCTCCATCTCGTTGCCATACGGGCGCCCGTGATAGCGGCGCAACGCCTCAGCGCGCTCGTTGGTCAGCTCGCCATCTTCGACGCCCAGGCTATCGGCCCGGTGCGCCTGGATGATGCTGACAAGCTCTTTACTTGTGAGCTTCATGCGGCCTCTGTGTACAGATTGCACACAATACTTTTCTTGTGCGTTTTGACTATGTTTACAGCCATAAACGCCGCTTTCTGCTTGTCGGTAGGATGCTTTCTCTTAGCTGCGCTAAACGCTTCAGCCACAAACTTTACAGCGGCATCATCAGTAAACCCAACCATTCCGTGCGGGTAAATATCTTGAAAAATAGCGGCAAGTTCTGGCCTGTTCATTTGTGCGCCTCCAAGTACCGCCCTGCGTCAACGTGTGGCAATGTGATATCCAAATCAAAACCCCGTTCTTTGAGTGCGTTGGCGATGCGGCCTACGCGGTCAATTACAGAAATGTCTGGGCTTTGGCCGTCCCATATGCGCCATGCCAGCGATTGAGCAGGGCTGCACTCAGTCTCAACGTTGATTAGCGGAACCTTTGCAGGCCGTCCGCGCTTCACACGATGTACTTGATCTGCGGTTTGAATGGTTGAGTCCATGATTTGTCTCTCGTTGCTCGGCGCGCCCCTTCGCAGGCGTAGCGCAGCGCGTCAATAACGTGGTTATCCTTGTCCGCCAGCTTGGGCAGAATGAGACCTGTCAGGTCGTCTATTTCGTAGCTGTATGCCGTTAGTTCGTCTATCGTGTGGACACACCTCGGATGTACAACGATGTCAAACGACTTCAGGAACTCGACGCCTTCTTCCACCGACTTGGCGCCCTTTACTGCGGCATTAATCTTCGGGTAGCCATGCCGTTGCATGTAGCTGATCGTCTCCGGCCTGGCTGTGTCTGCGGTGATGAACCACTTCTGCGAATCAGGCACGCGAGCAAATAGGTCTGGCAGTTGGTCAATCTCACACCCCACCATATAGGCTTCGTGGTCGATATACAGCCGCTTTCCGTCGATGTAGCACCGGATCAATACGCTTGGATCAACCGAGAATCCCCAGTCAGCACCAAGCCGATAGGTTGCGCCCTTTGATGATTCGAAGTCCTCTACCGTCCAGTTCCTGAATACTCGCGCCTGGCTGTTCCTGGCGTATTCGCCAAGCCATACATGACGGTACTTGTCGGGATCACGCGAGCGGTCGTATTCCATCTCTGCGCGCAACACGTCGGGCAGGTACGGGTTATCCCGGTAGTTCGCCTCGACAACGATTGAATCAGGCGGCGGCTTCTCACCACGCAACAACGCATCAACCGGGTCCGTTTCTTCGTTCGGGTTCCAGCTGAACAGCAGCTCGGACCCAGGAAGCCGAATGGTTGGGCGCAGTAGGTCTAGACTCTTCTGGCTCAGGCTCTGCGCCTCTTCAACCCAAGCGCGTTTGTAACCTTCCAGCGACTTGATAGAGTCTGCTGTGTGGTTCTGCATCCCCTGAAAGATGATGATCCCAGGCCCGCCAGTTGACTTGATGCGGGCGTCTTGCACATCGAAGTACGCCCCGGCATTCATCGCCTCAATCTTCAGCTCGAGCAGCTTCTTGACCGACTGATCCAGGCTCTTTTGAACTTCTCGCACGCAAACCGTGCTTTCGGCTTGGTCAATGATGTGCTGTTCGATGACGTATTCGCCAAAGAAATGAGACTTGCCCGACCCACGCCCACCGTGCGCGCCTTTGTAACGCGCCGGCTTCAACAGCGGCGCGAATACTGCGGGCGTTTTAATCTGCAGCGTTGACAATCACACGCTCGATTCTGTGGATCATGCCGCCGCTTACCTCGATCTTGCTGGGAGCGTTGAACCCGTGCATGAGGTTCAATTCTTTGATTGCAGCGACGATCTCGTTTGCCTTGGCCTCACCACCATCCGCAATGTTTGCGAGCGCCTGGACGCTTTTTTCGCGTGTCCATAGGGCTTTTGAGGCGATGGCTTCACGTAGCAATGCGACCCTTGCTACCACCTTGCTATCAGATGCCATGCGACTCGCATTGGCCCACAGTGTTGCGTCAGTCTGCTTCGATGCGTTGTAAGCAGCGCGATATGCGTCAGCTTGCGTCAAGCCATCGGCCAAGCCTTGCGCGAATTTCTCCTGCTTTGCTGTGAGTGTCATGCTGTGTCGCCGCCTTTCGGGGTGGACAAGTTAGTGAATGCACACCCCCGCAGACGCGCTTTATGGAGTAATAGCGCGGCTCTTTGTTCGTGGTGTGGTGCTGCCGTTAGTTGTCGGCCACCTGGACAGCGCTGGCCTTAGCTTGGTGCGCCGATGCCTTTTAACCCTGACGGGCCCATGAAGTGGCAACTGCTAGCGCAGAGCAAGCGGATATTCGCCGCCCGCGAGGATGCGCCTCTTGCATGTAGCGTGCGCGTGTGGGCGATCTCGGGGCGGCAGAAAGTGACTTGCTCTATAGATAGCCAAAATCTATTACAGAGGCTATCTTGATAGTTGTAGACCGGAGCGCCAATCCCGGTTAGGCGCATACATCGTTGAAACCCCTTCCCCCGACGTATCCAATAGTTTTTGCCTATCGGCAAGACAAAAGGGAAACCCCGTCAGACTCTGACCTACCTTACGGACTGAGATCAGAATTAGACGGTGTAACGCTCGCTGACAATCAGCGGTGTCCTGCTCAATGCTTTATTTATTCCCTGCCCGTTCGTGGGCCAGTCGCCTAGCCTTTTCAGGCCGTCATTTTGTCTGTTCAGGGATTTATCGCTTGCCTTTGAGTTAGCTCGCGCCGCCGGGGTTTCAAGAGCGGATTCGGTTTCTTGCGATTCAGCCCCGAACTTGGGCCATCAACTCAGAGTGTCGCGGACTCAGAATGAAAAAAGCCCCGGCCATTGATGACAGGGGCTTATCGTTTACCGTCAGCCATCCCTCCGCAAGGAGGAATAAACCGCGTATTCGCAGCGCGAGTATACCACCTTGTCAAGTTTTTGACTAGGTGTTATCCCTAATACGCTGCTTGAGCCTGTTTATCACCATGTCCCTCGCATCTGGCACCATTTGCACTAGATCGGATTTAGTCAGCGCAAGCTCACGCCTGACCACACTCACCGGCACCCACGGCCACACGTACAGCCAGCGCAGCACGGCCCGGTGCTTGCTTGGCAACATGGAAACTATCCGCTCTGTCTCGCTTGCCTCCAGCGTGTTTATTTGCGCCCTCAACTCTCTTGGCTCCCATTGCGGCGGTGCTTTGTAGAGCCGGAACATGGGCTGAGTCTTCCACGATTGAGGCCGGACACTCACCCATTGCGCCCAATGCTCTAGCCGCAGGTTTATCTCGTCGTGTCTGGCGGGGATGCGTGAGAAATCAGCGTCTTGTTTCATTTGTCCTTTTCCACCGCAAAACGTGCGATCAGTTGCCAGCTTGTGCGCAAGTCGTTGCGTATCCGCGCGTTAGTTATGTAGCCAGAGCAGCTACGCCCGGTTATGCCAAGCTCGTGCGCTATCTGCTTCAGTAGCATCCCCTGCAACAAGCGCTCAAGAATCTGCCGCTCTCGTGGTTGCAATGTCATGCCAGCCCCTTCGACGCTCGCCATTTCATGTAAGGCCCACGAATTCGCGCGTTGAATCTCTCTGCCGCCGCTGGATCGTGATCGAGCTGCCGCCTACTTTGTATTTCGCACAATGCGTATAGGCGACTCGCTGCCGCGCTTTCATTCCCGACATCGAGCCAGCTTTGGAACGTCTCATCGGCGCACCACATGCCGGCCAGCTTTGCCAGCGCGCCGCCTTTTAGCTGACCATCAGTATTGGCGTCACTTGCCGCCGCGTAGCCGACCTGTAGTGCCGCGATTGCAGCCGGTGTGCCTGGCGCGGCAAACAGGCGAAAAGCGTCCTGCGCGTTTGCTGGCTCAATGTCAAAACTGATCCTCAGCGTGCCGTCAGCCATGGTCTTGAGCGATACGCTTGAACATGGAATGGCGCTCATACCGCTCCCCTGTAAGGCCAGGCGACAGCCGCAGCGTCGCGTGTGTGTTCGTTAGATGGCCCGTCCCACCCGGTCAGCCGCTTAAATGCATCAGCATTGAGCTTCGCGCCCTTTCCCTTCGGGCTGATGCCGTGCGCCGGTATCTTGAGCTGATCGCACACAGCGACAATTAATTTGCACCAGCCGTCTACTTCGCCCACGTTGCGCGCCATCTTGAGCGCAGCAGGCCGGCTCTTGACGGTCGTAAACATGTAGCTAGTCAGGCGCGAGTCTTCGAACACTACGCGATCAGCGCCGAATGCTTGAATCACTTCGGGGATGCGCCACGGCTCAACAGTGCTCAGCTTGTCTAGCTTGCCGCCTATGTAGACGGCCACTCCTGTACTTGCGCCTGGATCAATGCCAATGATGGTTTTCATGTGCGGAGCTTGCGAGGTCTGGTGATCACTTGTTAGAGCGCTTGTGCGGGTCCAGCCCAATACGTTCGCGGAACCGCTCGACGCTCTCCTGCGGCTGGCTTTCCCAGGTGTCAGATAGCATCCGCAAATAGCGGTCGGTAAGTTCCGCAACAATCGGGTTGTGGGCCATCCATCGGTTGTCCTGCATCACAGCCTGACGCAAGTGGTAAAGCTGCAATTCCGCGTTCCACTCGCGCTTGCGTCGCCACTCTTTGAATCGTGCTTTCAGTTTCCCAAGCATCTTTGTCTCCTTGGTTACCAGCGCTCTAACCCGTCATTCCACGGGCGACGGCTTCGCCGCGCCGTGAATTTTTGCGTTACTCAACACATAACCCCAGCGCTTCCAATCGAACGATGACACCCACGCTGCGATGCTGAGTCCCACCGCTCCGGCTTGTAGTGGCCTTCCATCTTCGACAACAGCCACCCTGGCGTGCGCTGCGGCTCGCTTGTCTCCTGCGGTGTCTCTAGCTCCTCAATTCCGGCTTGCGTGATGCTGTACCCAGGTCGGTTTTTGATCTTGCTCTGCTTGATAAATCCAAGCTCACACAGCGGCATGAGGATTTCTTGCGCGAATTCGTCGGACAGGTAATGACCGGCCCAGGCTCGCCGCTGGAGAAACCAGCTTGCATATTTTGGGGTTGTCTGTAGTGACAGAATTTGCAGCGCGCTGCGTTGGTGGTTGTTCATTTGTTTGTCTCCGGTTGTTGTTTCATTGCGCTTATCAGATCAGCGGGGAGCGTGGCGTATAGCTCTGGGCAGTCGCGGGCCATCTGCTGCACTCTGGCCCAGACGTAAGCCTTGGCGCCCGGCAGTGCTGCAAGCGTCACGTAATGCGCCAGGATGCGGGCGTAGTGGGGCATTCATAGCGCCTCCAGATCACCCAGCACCCACAGCGCCCATGTGATCGCGCTCGCAGGCACGTCACCGCCATAACGGATCAAATCAAGAATATGGCTTGCCTCGCGTTCTTCTTCGTTCATTAAGTTGCGCATGACGTTTCTCCAATTGCCGCTTGATAGCAAGCGATTTGATTTCGGTTCAGCTTGTCGCCAGCTTCATGACGGCACTTGAGTCGATAGGCCCAGTCCTTCATGCTTGTCTTTTGTTTGGACGATTCGCGCAAGCCTTCAAGGACGCGCGCTGCAATCACCGGATCGACTACCGGGCTGGGAAGCAATGGCGTCGAATCTGGTTTGCGATAGCAGGTCGACTTGAACTCTTGAACCGTTGGCGGCTTGCCAGTTATGCAGTGCTCCAGCCCGTAAGCGATGGCGGCAGGGTTTTGCTGAAAGCCGCGCAACTCATGCGCCCAATCCGCTTTCACGTCCTCAAGCGGGACGCCCTTCCAGCGGTCGAGAAAATCGCGCCCAAAGGTGAGCGTCAGCTTTTGAAAAATCTTGTCAATCCAGGGCATTGGCAGGCTCATGAAAGCTCCAAAGTTGACGGGGTTATGTCGATCACATTACGGCGTTGTCCCGTGGCTTCTTCGTACCGCTCACGGGCTAGACGGTCATCGCGTTCGCGGAAGGATTCGGCTGGCGGTGCTCGCTCGTTTTCCTTGAGCCACGACGCCTCCAGCCCCTGCGATCCGCGCCGACACCACACCTTCAAAAACGCCTCCAGCGTCATCCCGGCTTTGGCCGCTTCGCCCTTCGCCCCGTCAACAACCGTCACCGTGACAGGGGCTTTTTTGCTCTTGCGCAGTTGCAACCAGTCGGCCCAGGTTTGCTCGGACACGTCGTCAGGCTTGGAAATGACAGGCTTGGTGGGTGGCGTCCGCTTTGCGGGCGCACTCTCCTCCAAGGAATCAGGTATCAGGTAAGGGGTATCAGGAATCAGGAATCCGGAATCAGGCGATCTTGGCGATGGCTCGGCACTGCCTTGGTTGGTGCTCGGCACTGCCTTGGTTGTGCTTATGTCTTTGCAAGGCAGTTCCGAAGCAGCTTCACGGATGTGCGGTGTCTGGTGCTTGGTGAATGCCAGTATCTGGATTACCTTGGTCCCTTGGGCTTCGTAGCGCTCAATAAAGCCAGCCGCAGCAAGCTCATTGAGCATGTCGTCCGCGCTGCCATCGTCATACCCTAGCGCTTGTTTTTTTATGCGAGACGGGCGGTCTTCAAGCCGTCCATCACGGTCTGCCAACATCCACATGTAGATAAACAGTAGCCGCGTAAGCGCTGGCAATGCCGCCAGGTCTTCGTTGTCCATGATGGACGGCTTGATGTTTCTAGACCGTGCCACTGGTCAAACCCTATCTTGTGGTCTGTCGCACAGACAATGCGCCTGTTCCAAGCCCACCCTGAGGTAGGGGGAAGCTGTACCGGGTGGGGTTTGGTTGGTATAAAAAGAAGTCATGCTGCGTCCCCAAGAGCAATCGCTTCTTCAAGGGTCGCCACTCCATCTTCATGTCCTAGACGACGGTTATCAATGGACCATGGATCGCGGTCCTTTGGAACCTTGTGTATAGCTTTGTAGGTCTGCCAATGCCTTGGCCTCACGCGGCTTGCGCAGTATTCGACGATCCAGACTGGCTTATCGTTGTGCAGCCAGCAGGATCCGTGCGGGCGCTCCACCAGGGTGTAATTTTCGATGCTCATGATTCAGCCCTAGCTTGTGCTGGAGCAGACATGACGGGTGGAAGTGGCTCAAGCCAGTCCTGAGCAAAGTCGGCTGCTATGCCAACGCCACCATATTCAGTGATCAACTTGCAGTCTTGCGCGGTGCAGCGCCAGATACGTCCGTATTTCGAGTGATCTCCTTGAAACGATGCAACCTTGACGGTCTTTCCGATGTTCAGGCCATCTACGCCGCCGATAACCTTGCACACAACTCCGGCTGATATGCGTCCTGTGTTCATGCCAGCCCCGCTTCACGCATCAGTGGCGCGAGTTGAGCCAAGATCGGAGCCAACTGCGCGAGTGCCGCGTTCTGCTTCTGAGTCTTGTCGTTCAGAAACTTGTCGATCAGGTAGTAAATCGGCGCCGTGTCGCGGCTCTTCTCGATGTACCTCTCCAAGCTATCGACGCTGAAATGTCGCGACGGGTCGTCCGACAGCTCGACGCTGAGATTCCCTGGCGCCTTGTTCAGGTCGATAGCGATGTTGCCCAGGCCAGCACGATAAACACCGGTTGCAACACACTCGCGCAGGGACTGGTGACGCTCGCTGATGCCTTGTTCAAAGCACAAAGTAAGCTGACTGTCCGGTCGATTGATAACTTGGGATTTCATTGCGTATCACTGCTTATCAATGGGGTGGAAAAAAATTGAGCCATGCAAAACAACACCGCCGAAAAATCCCCCCGAGCCGAAGCCCGAGGGGTAAGCCGCGCTTTGCTCAGTGGCGCGGCGGGAGGAATGGGGGATTGGCATTCAGGCGCCCGGTGTGGTGGCGGCTGGGGAGAGGTCCGCGAGATCGGGCCAGATCAGCCAGCAATCCTTTGGCCGGAGTTCCTGGCGTGTTATGAGTCCATCGGTGGCAAGCTCAATTGGGTAGCAGTGCTCAACAGGCACCTCACCACGGCTTTTCCAGTTTGAAATCACCTGCTGGCTTACTCCGAGCGCCGTCATGATCATTGCCCGACCTCCAGGCTTATCGAGTGGGTGTATTTCGTCCATGCCCATATCTTACACAAAAAGTGTACCAAGTCAACATCTTGTTTTAAGCCAAGGGCAAAATTTGTTGATGACACCCTGGGAACGCCTCGAATCCGAACTTGTGCGCAAGCGAAAGAGCTTGTCAGCCCTAGCTAAATCGTTGGGAGTAACGAAGCAGGCGCTTGGGCACTGGAAGACACGCGGCATCCCGGCCAAGTACTTGCGCCCTGCTGCTGCGTTTGTTGGACGACCCTTGGAGTGGCTGGAATTTGATGATCTGAACGAGGCTCATGCCGTTGTCAGTGAACCAGAGAATGCGCCCACCACCGCCTGGGCGATTGACCTTGGAGCCCAGCTAGACAGCTTGTCGTCACTGGATGCCAGGCGCGCGGCCTACCTAGAGTGCTCGGGTATCATTCAGCGGGCCAAGGCTGCGGAGTCGCAAAGTAGCGCGCCCAATCAATCAAGCATACGCCGTGCATGAAATACCCCGGCCGAGTTTTTCACATGCCGGGGCATTTGTGTAACTGCTTGTAACGCAAGGTGAATTTGTCACACAGGACCGGTGATTTCTTGCGCATCGGTTGAGTCATGGCGGCGCGGTACAGGCATGATGCCAATTCAGTTTACGAAGCAGGGAAAAGGAGGACGTTCTATGAAGTGGCTGAAATATGTTGCAGTTGTAATTGCTTTGTTTGTCGCTTCTGCGGTAATGGAGAATTGGCCAGCGTTTGACAGGTGGCTCGTTGTGGCTTTGGTGTGTGTCTTCTACTTCGCATATCAAACGTCGCAAGAGCTAGACAAGACGAAGGCGCGTCTGTTCAAGCTGGAAGACCGTATCGACGGCGTAGAGCAATGAGCCAATCAGCGTTTGAACAGTACCTCAAGAACTCGGACCACTTCCGAGACGTTATCAACACGCACCGCCGCGCTGTTGCTGATACGATTGCCGCCGTTCTCGCTCTCCTGCGTGACCAAGACAAGGTAACCGACCCAATGATCTACGAGGCTTTGAAACGACTGGACGAAAGCGCCGGACCCAGGTCTGTCGTTGACGAGCGCAGGCTTATCACCGCCATGATCCGCGACGGCCTCAAGTAAGCGATTTTCCTCTATGTCACGCGCAATAGCTGAATCTGTCATTCTTTCCCTTCTGCTGGCGTCCCAGCCAAGTTACGCAACCATCAAACGCGATCACAAGGCCATTGCAGCCTTCAAACGCTCGAACCCTTGCCCGAGTACCGGGGCAACCCGTGGCGCGTGTCCTGGGCACCATGTGGACCACCGCACGCCACTTTGCGCTGGTGGGTTCGACAGGCCGGACAACTTCCAGTGGCTGACCGTTGAGGAACACCGGCACAAGACGCGCGCCGATCTGATCGTGTGTGCCAAGTTGCGGGCGCTGGATCGCAGACAGTAACCCCCACACCACCCCCACCAAGCCGCCCACCGAGGCGGCTTTTTCTTGCCCGCTCGCTTTGTGGATGGTCGGATTGTAGGGATTTTCCCGAATGAGTCAACTTTCTGTTGACTTGGTACACGTTTTGTGTAGAATTCACTCAACCCCGCAAAACGCGGCAAGGAGTGAACAGATGGCAACAACAGAGCAAACAGTCAGCACATGGGGCGCCGACATCGTGCGCGGCCTGGCGCACCAGGACAGCGTGGCAGCACGGCAATCGAGGACCCTTGAATCGACATACCAGCAGCTGATGCGCGTTGAGGAGTTCTACAAAGCGCTGAAACTGATTCGCTCATCGCTCCGCACCGAGGTGCAACTGTGCGAACTGCTGCACTGTGCGGGGACAACGCTGGCAGCAGCCACCTCCGGAACTCTGGAAAAGCAGGACGTGGCGCTGGTTGACATGCTTGCAGACGTGATCCAGTACCGCACCTGCGTCGAGGTCGAGGCGCTGATTGATTGCGTCAAGGGAATCACGACGGTCGAGGTGCAGTCATGAAACACGTCTCCATCCCTGGCTTCGTCTTCATGCGAACCGACCCATACCATGCAGCTCGCGAGCCAGCTTACGGCTGGGCAGAACATGACTTCGGCTCCGACGGAGAAAACTATGTGAGCGTTTGCGCTGCACCGCTTGAATTCGACATCCCTGATGACTTCGATCCGCGCGCCGGTCAAATAGATGCGCTCAAGGCCGCGAAACAGAAGCTGATGGCCGAATTCGGCGCGCGCTGTACCGAGATCGAACGAAAAATATCTGAATTGCAAGCCATTGAATATGAGGTGCAGTCATGAGCACAGCACACACACCTGGCCCATGGCAGATCGACCACAACAACTGCCATTCTGGGCAGGTTGCCGTGTGTTTCGGTGACGAAGAAGGATATGTTGAGGTTTGGTCCGAGAACTGGTCAGCTGGCATCTCTCAGTCTGCCAACGCCCGCCTGATCGCCGCCGCGCCCGATCTTTTGAAGGCGCTACAAGGTCTGCTCGCATCCGTGCAGCGTGGCGTGTGTGATGGCAGCGGAATGGAGCAGGATGCTGCGCGTGTAGCGATTGCAAAGGCGGTGCCAGCATGAGCGCCATCACTCTTGCGCTTGAGTATTTGAAGCTCGCAAAACAGTACGGCCCACCAATGGCATTTGGCAATACGACCATCGACGATGCAATTGCTGCCATTGAAGCCGAGACAGGCGAGCCGGTGGCATGGGGAATGACTCGCCAAGATGGGCTAATACTTGATGTGATTTGTCCGAAAGAGCATGCGCGTTATGCCGGGGCATACACGATTCCGCTCTACACCGCCCAACCGCCAGCAGTGCCGCAAGGCTGGAAGCTAGTCCCCATCGAGCCGACTCCAGAAATGTGGAAAGCCGGATTGGCGAACCTGTTCATTGACATCGACGCGGTTTGGGCGGCAATGCTTGAGAAGGCACCGAAGGCACCAGCATGATCAACCTCAAACCATTCTGCGCAGGGCCACATGATATGAGGCGCTACCTACACCAGCCATGGCGCGTAGCTGAAGGCATCGTGGCCACAAACGGGCACATCATTATTTGCGTGCCTGATGACGACGGTGACCATCCAGGTGAGCCGGAAACCATCAAAAACGTGGTGGCGAGTTTCACCAAGGAATACCCGGCCGGTGAATTCGTCGAACTGTCGTCCATCGTGATGCCGCCAAAACACATTTGCAAGACATGCAAGGGCGCTGGCCACTACACCGTTACCGACTGCGAACTCTGCGAAGGCCAAGGGCTGATCTATGACGATGCCGTGGGCTACATGGATTGCCTCAAATGCGAAGGCTACGGCTTTCATCGGTCTAGCCATGGGCGGCAAGAAAAGTGCGACGACTGCGATGGCATGGGCGAAGAGCGTTGCGTCATCCCTGTTGGCATAGACAGATACCAGCGCAAGTATCTGGCCCAGCTCCAGGCTCTGCCGAATTGCAAGTTTTCGCCAGTCGAGCGCCAGGGCGCTAAGTTCGAGTTTGACGGTGGTTTTGGGTGGCTCATGCCAGTTAACTCATGAAAGCATGGCTCCAATCTGTTGCGCTCACCATGGCTATCGCCTTCGCACTGGGCGCATTCGGCCCAGCATTGGACGCAGCGCCAGCAGTCAAACCGCAGACGGCGCAGGATCGTTTCAACCGCGCGACTGAGTTGATGTGCGGCAGTGAAAACGCCACCGCGCTTGAAGTGTCGCCCGGCGTGGTTCAGTGCTATTCAACAGGTGGACGCAAGACAAAAAAGGTGACGAAATGATCGACTTCATCGCAACACACTGGATTAGCGTGGCTGTCGTTTGGGTGGGTGTAGGCATCGTGATCGCCGGCGTATGGGGCGCTGCGATGCACCTTAACAACGACCCATATGAGTACGACGAGCGCATGGCGCAGCGCGATGCAGACATCGCTCTGTCTGAAGCTGATAAAGAGGTCAGGATTCGCGCTCGTGTAGGACGGTCGGCATGAACCTCGATCAACTCGCGGCGGACGCAATGAAGCGATTGCAGGAGAGCATCAACCGCAGCGCCGGACAGCATCAGCGGGCTATTCGGGCTGGGTTCATCGCGCTGCACATCAAGCAAAGGAGCCGTCATGTAACGCATGGGTGAATACGCTCTTGAGCTGCAAGAGCAAGAAATGATCGACGGGCCGTACATCGAAAACGAGCCGGACTATACAAGCGATGACAGCCCGCTTTCTGAGCTGTCCGGCAACGGATTAGAGCCGATATCTAACCAACCAAGGAACCATCATGGCCAAAATCTCAGACATGCTCCCCAGCAACTACCTCAAACAATCTGATTTCCCAGAAGACTACGTTGTCACCGTGCGCGGTGTCGAACGCAAGAACATCGCCATGGATGGCAAGCCCGCAGAGTACAAGTGGCTTGCCCAATTTGCAGAGTACGAGAAGCCCATGGTGCTGAACTCGACCAATATCCAACTCATGGCCAAGGCCATCGGCAGTGATGACACTGATGACTGGATCGGCAAGCAGGTCATCGTCTACGTTGACGAGAACGTCTCGTTTGGGGGTGAACTGGTAGGTGGCTTGCGAGTGCGCAAGCATAAGCAGGTTCCAGCGGCGGCACCACGGCCAGCGCCAGATGCAGCGCCACGCCCTGCACCAGCATCAACACCACGTCGGCACGAGCCGCCGACAATGGAAGAAGGAGTTTTCTAAACAAAGGGCTTCGGCCCTTCAAAATCATGACAAACGTATCTCTCTACAAAGCTGCACACGACATGCAGCAGCGCATCGCCCTCTGTGTTGACGAGGATGGCGTGATTGATACCGATGCCATCGACATGATCGAGAGCACGTTCCAAGAGCGATCTGTGGCCGTGGTGGCCGTCTACAAAGGCAAGGGCCACACCATCGACACGCTCAAGAGCTACCTTGTCGAAATCCAGGACAAGATCAAGCGCGAGGAAACGAACCAGGCGCGTCTGAAAGACTATCTACAAGCCTGCATGATCATGACTGGCACGGAGTCAATCAAGAGTGACGACGGCCTGTTAACAGCGACCTTGTACAAGGATCGGGATGAATCGGTGGAGCTTGACGAAGGCGCAGAGTTTCCGGCAGAGCTGTGCGCCGATCCGAAACCGCCAGCACCCAGCAAAACCAAAATCAAGGCCGCTATCCTGGCTGGTGAGGCTGTTGCTGGGGCAAGAATAGTACGCCGTGATCGACTGACCATCAAGTGACCATGCAAATCACCAACCACACCAGCGCGCCAGGCCTGACGGACATTGTTCGCAGCGAAAACAACAATTCAGAAGTCGTCCGAGGCCGTGGCTACAGCAACCCTGGCGAGAGTGGATTGACATGGGTAGGCTGTGTACCAGCTATGAACTGTATGACGACTAACGCCGAATTGTGCGGCGGCACGTCCGCCACGAATGCACTGTTATCCGAAAGGAATGATTGAAATGGAAACGAACTGGACTTACAGCGAGGCAGAAAAGGCGCTTGGTCACAAGATGCGCGCCAAGACTGGACGCACAGACGAATGCGTGAATTGCGGGGCGATGGTGAACGACTGCCAGAACTGGCCGGGTCGCACTGGCGGGACCGTCTTCGAGCTGTGCAAATGCGCCCCGAAGCTGCCGCAGGATAACGACGAAGCTCACCGGAGGGACGCCGCAGGCGGCCCGTCCGGTGGAGCGGATTGTTCGGCGTCTGATCGGAGAGAGCAATGACCTGCACAAGACTTAGCGGCCGTGGATTTGCCGGGATTATTTGCACGACGCCCGGTTTCAAACCTGGCGACCAAGCGCCGGACGGATACCTGGCATGGCACGAATGGGCCGAGGTGCAGCACAAAGCCGGACTGCGGCAGAAGGAATGCGGCCGCTGCGGGAAGTGGAAATACCCGCAGGAACTGAGCGCGCAGATTGACCGGCACGAAGCGCAAAGCCGTAAATGGCCGGTAGTAGTGGAAACGGCGGTGTGCCTGAAGTGCATGACGCCGAACGCCGTTGTGAACGGCTGAAAGTCCGCTTCGACATATCGTTAGATGGAGAACCTATGCTGAAACACTTGATAGCCGAAGCCGTGGCCCTTGCTGGCGGGGACCTTTGCGCATCCGGGCATGAGTGGGAATCCGAAGGTGGCCGGACATGCCCGAAGTACGAGAACGCCGGTTGCAGCCAGACGGTCTATGTGTGCACGAGGTGCGGTGAGCATGACTATGGTGACAAGGGCGGGCCATCCCATCATGAATGCTTCGCCAAATGTCATCGTGACTTTACAGACGAGATTGCCGAAGACGCGGAATACGCGGCGAACGGTGGCGCAAGCCATCCGACTCGGACGCCCGGTTAAGTACGGAGAAAGCCATGGACGTAGTTTTGAAAGATGAAGTTCGCCACGCCAAGAAGCACTACAAGTGCGATGCCTACGCATGGTGGACGAACTGTAACCTTGACTTGAATGACTGCATGAGCGACGACCAGCGGCTGATTGTTGAGGCAGCAGAAGCAGACAAGGGGCGCATCCTGCCGGGGCAGGCGTACCGATACCAGCGCGGATTATTTGAGGGCCGCATGGTGACATGGCGCGAGCGGGTTGGGATGGGCAATGTTTGCCGCGATCTTGGCCTGTACGCGGACAGGACTTAACACAGAGTCGAGCGCCCCAACGGGTGCGACTCGGACGCCCGGTTAAACCGAATTTTTACAACAAAAGGAAGAGAACATGAAAGACAAACTTATTGCGGCAGGCGTGAAGAACTTGCACGAATTTGGCTACCCAAAATGCAACGCAGAAAACATTTTGACAGACCGGATTTACAAGGCGTTTTTTGTATCAATGCTTAGAGACAACAAGGGGCAAGCGCCACAAGTAGACAAGGCCATTGACGAATTGCTGGCGATCTGCGATGCGGTTTAACGCCGCCATGACTGGACCCACAGGGGTCCAAGTCGATGAACCTGTTGGGCGGATTTTTTCAGGAGAATGAAATGAACTTTGACTATGTAGCACTCATCGTTGGCGCAATTGGACCCGATGTTTGGGAAAAGGAAGCGGACATCAACGCGGCTAATTTTGTTGATGCCGCCGAACAAGCGCAAGCGAAAGCAGACGAATGGGGTGGGCAAGTAGTCCTGCTTGAGCAAAACGATAAGCCGCCCACCGCCGTTGTGAATGGTGGCTGAAAGCCATCCACTTCGACAAACCTGTTAGCCGCCACAGGACAAATGGCGGCACTGAAACTTTGGAGATAAAACCCAATGAAAATCACACTCAACGAAGCGATTAAAGCACTTACCGAGAAGGCCAAGACTGCACAGTCTCATGAGGCGCTGCACTACACGCAGGCCGCATTGAATTTGGCGCATGTATTACAGGTCAAGAAGCAGACGGAGGCGACGAAGTAGTAAACAGCCGTCACTGGTCAAGGCTGGTGACGGCTAACGCCGTTGTGAATGGTGGCTGAAGGCCATCCACTTCGACATATCGTTATACGAGGACGCACATGGACACAGATTCAAACGAGTTGACGCAGGCATTTTTAACATCTCTGGCACAGGACGCCGCCCGGTATAGGTGGCTGCGTGACAGGCTGCAGGTCAGGTACATGGAGGCGCTAGGCACTGGCGAGAAACGTCAAGGATTGGTGATGCGGGTCGGACACGGGTTCCTCGACAGCAAGATTCGCCCCGAACATGGGTGGACTGACCCGCGCTATTTTGACGAGTGCCGTCAGAAGGTTGACGCGGCCATTGATGCGGCTGCTGAGTCGTATAACGCCGTTGTGAGTGGTGCCGTAGGCATCCAATCGACAGAGAGTTAGAGAGCTTTTTACCGGAGAAACACATGGACAGCATTGCAATTTATCAGGAACTGAAGAACGGCGGCGCGTGGCTTGGTGCTGCACGCGGCTGGATGCAGAGAAACGTGAAAAACGGCGACACGCTGACATGGGGCAGCGGCGAAACGGTACACCTGCCTTTCTGCAAGCTGGAAGAGTTTGCAATGCGCGTGGCCGTGGCTGCGGTTGAAGAAGATCGCCGCAAGCAACTGCGCTCTAACGCTGGCGGTAAGCCGACGCAGCCAGAAGATTAAACGAAGAGAAAAGACCATTACCCTGCGGTCGGCTTGACCAACTTGTTAGCCGTCAATTTGACAGAAAGCAAAGGAACATGAATGAGTTGGCTCTTTTCGCGGGCGCTGGTGGAGGAATACTCGGCGGCTCACTGCTCGGGTGGCGCACTGTCTGCGCCGTCGAGTGGGAGCCCTACCCCGCAAGCGTACTTGCCGCCCGACAGAATGACGGCCTTCTCCCGGCCTTCCCGATTTGGGATGACGTTCGCAGCTTTGACGGAAACCCTTGGCGCGGAATTGTTGATGTGGTTTCAGGCGGTTTCCCGTGCCAGGACATTAGCTTGGCCGGAAAAGGAGCCGGAATCAGCGGCGAACGATCCGGCATGTGGACTCACATGGCGCGCATCATTGGCGAGGTTCGACCCCGCTTCGCGTTCGTGGAAAACAGCCCAGCTTTGCTTACTCGGGGACTCGGAGTTGTCCTCAGTGACTTGGCCGCGCTCGGGTATGACTGCAAATGGACAGTGTTGGGAGCTGCCGACGTTGGAGCACCCCACCGCCGCGAACGATTCTGGCTTGTGGCCCACGCCACTTGCGAACAGCCACACGGGCGCAGGGCACGGGCCAAACAAGACGGGCTCGCCGAACTTGCAAACGATGGTAAAGGCGTGGCCAACGCCGGATGCACACATGGGCAGCGGCGGCCGCACCAGCAAGATGCCGCCGACTGGGAAACGCGCCAACGGCACGAAGCAGCAGATCACGCTGAACGACGCGGTGAAGTGGTCTTGCGCCACGCCGACTGCACGAGATTGGCGAAGCGGCAAAGCGAGCCAAGCCACGCACGACCGGAACTCGCGGCCATTGAGCGAGCAGATTGGTGGCAGTCTGAACCCGACGTGGGTCGAGTGGCTGATGGGGTGGCCGCTCGGGTGGACAGACTTAAAGCCATTGGCAATGGACAAGTACCACTGTGCGCAGCCAGCGCATGGCGGATGTTGACGGCTAACGCAGAAGTGAAAGGCGACAAAACATGAACCCCGAAGAAGCAAACCCGCCCGCAGTCGTCCTTTCGACTGCCCTGTTAGACGCATTCGACAAGCACACAAGAAGCCTTGTCGCACGCCCCCACCCAATGACCCCAGAAATGTGGCCTAAAAGCTTTCCGTTTTTTGAGGCGGGATGGAACGCCGCAATAGAACACAGCGCGGCGTTGTGCAGGGCAGAAGGCACTTTCTGGAAGGCGCAAGGCCAGAGTGATGCGCGTGATTTTGAAATCGCGGCACTCTGCATTGAGCGATCTAACGCTAACGTAACCGGCCTTGCGCTGGGAAAGGGCAATCAATGAACCACGAAACGCTGCCGGCGCAAGGTCCGGTTGACGTAAATGTTGGGCGTCTTGCGGAGTGGGTGCTGAGCGTTTGCCAGCAGCGCGGATGGTCGCTCCGCTGGGACGCGCGCTTGGCGCAGATGACGTGCGAAAGCGCAGAGTTCGCGGAGGCCGTGAGAGGTAAGCGCGGCGACAGGGTTGAGGAAGCCGGCGATATGCTGTTTGTCCTCATGAGTTGGACCGAGAGCGCCGGAATTCCGTGGCGCGATGTGGTCGCGGCAACGGAGCGAAAGTGCCTGCGACTTGACAACACACCACGCTACCCCGGCGAGCAGTTCGAGACGCCCAACGCAATGTAGGCGGTCGCCTATCCTGGGAAATTTCGTTGCTCAAACGCCGAAAAACCCCGCCAAGTCTCACGCCCAATTGATTTGATGCTCTCATAAAAGTAGCATGAAAGGACGCAAGATATGACAGACACCGCCGTTATCGAAATCCGCCAATTGCGCCAGGAGCTTGCGGCGTTGGTATCATGCTTGTCTCCATGGATCAGCACTGATGAGATGTGTCGGCGCTACGATTGCACGCCGCGCACACTCAACAACATGGAGCGCGATGGGAGAATCCCGTTTCGAAAGAACGGCAAATGGAGCCGATCCGAGGTCATGAAACGGGAAGCAGAACTCCCATAATTCTCCCATTTTGGCAGTTTCTATAGCTACAAGATTCCGGCCCCGGGCACCATCATTCAAGCTGTTTTCTTTCACAGCCTTTCCGCTTCACTCGG